ACATTGCGATTGCTAAAAGTGTATTTGCTCAATTCACTCAACGTGAAATGGAGCGCGACCCACAGATCGATGGGTCTGTCGATCAGAAAATGATATTCCCGCGCCTACCATATAACTTTGTGGTGAACGATAACGATATCGTAATCCATCCAGACGGAACAAAGTGGGACGTTAAGAAAGCAGTGTCTGTCCCCGGTGATTCTGTTGCAATACTACATTTACGGAAGAGATAATGTCAATCAGCTTTTCAGATAATATCAACGATGTTATCGCTGGCATGCAAATACATAAGCAGAAGCCAGCCGAATTGCTGCGTAAAGAAATCAATATTGCAATTACCTATCTACACACAGCCGTTACAGATCGCACACCGGTTTATACTGGTACAGCTCTTAGGAACTGGCAATGGTCGGCGGGTACCCCGGCATCCGGTGAATTGGGGGACCCCGGCGGTCCGGCACCGGGCGCCACAAGCTCAATGGCACTAGGTACGGAACCAAGACGCGGAATTGCACAGGCTGATGCCGATGCGTCACTTGCGCGTCTAAGTCTAAAGAATCCGTTTCAAACATTCTGGCTATCAAACAACTATGGTAAAATTGATGAATTGGAATATGGTATGCTCCCTACGCGGGAACGATCTAGGTCACCCGCTGGTATGGCTCGCATATCGATGAAAGAACTCGAAGTAATTATGAAAAGGCGCTAACAATGTCTCACAAACTCTTGCGCAGAGAATTAGAAACCCGGTTACTAGCTCAAATGACAGCCAACTATCCGGGTGATGTTGAAATAAACTGGCAAAATGTCGATCTGGAAAAGGCGACTGAAATGGTGCTGGTTGCCCCTTGTATGTTAGAAGGCAAGAGAATGCCATCGACTGTAGGTCGAACGCATCTTCGCAGCATTGGTATATTTCAGGTTGACGTATTAACCCCAAAAGATACTGGAACCGGTCTACGCGACGAGATTGCAGAATTCATTGGTGACTTCTTTGCGGCTGTCAGTTACAACCTATCGGATGGTGGTTACGCCATAATGGATGAACCTGAATTCAAATATATGGGCATGCGGAACGGGAGAGACCGTCTGGTTATTTCAATATCATATCAAATCGACCTAAAAATATAAAGTATGAGCCACTCGCTAATCCTTTGACCTTTGCTCCATAACAAGGTAGAATTTGCGTTATTCGGATTTTTACTATCCCGCCGGAGGTTCTGGCGATAGGATTGCCCTTTAATCGAAACCAAACCTGTCGGAGAGACCTATGCCCACAGCCGGATTTGCGGATTCCAACCGCGCCAGCATTCGCTTTATCGCAGAAGACACCGCTGATTGGGGTGTAACCCCTGCTAGCGGCAACGTGCGAGAGCTACGCTTCACTTCTTCTTCCCTAGTTGCAAGCAAGGAAACTGTTGTTTCCGACGAGCTTCGCGCTGACCGTATGGTTAGCTCGGTGATCGAAGTTTCAGCTATGACTGAAGGCGATATCAACTTTGAATTTAGCGCCGGGTCACATGATGACTTTTTACAGGCGTTCGTACTTGGCGCATGGTCGCGCCCAATGTCTTTCGACTTTTGGAAGGGTAACACAGTTTCTATAACTGGTGTATCAGCTATCGCCATTTCTGGCGGAGATTATACAGACTACTTTACCGCAGGTCGCTACATTAAAACTGAAGGCTTCATTGGAGCCACCAACAACGGTTATAACACAATCGCTTCAGTTGCATTTGGTGCAGGTGTAACGACTGTGACTATTACTGAAACAGACCTTGTTGCCGAAGCTGGTACAGCTTATACAAAAATTATGGATGCGAACGACGTTACCGTCCTTAATAGCTCGGCTCTACGCCTTGGTACCGCTGGTGCTGCTACGATCGACTCAAACAGTGGTAACGCTTTTGCTTCTGCCATTGCTGCTGGTCAACTTGTTGCAGGTCAGAAAATCTATGTGGACACACCAGTAAGTGATGTTACTTTCCGTAACAACACAGTCACTTGGACAGGCACCGGCGCAGATGCTGATAGTTTGTCAATTACTGATGGAACAGAAATCGTTGCTTTGGTTGCCGGTGTTGATTATACAACTGGTGGTACTGCTACTGATACTGCTTTGTCGTTTGCAAATGCTGTGAATGCTGAACGTGTCGCTGGTCGCTTGAATGTTAAAGCTGTTCCTGCTGTCGGTGTCGTTACATTGTTCTTCTTGTCAAATAGCGCTCTTGCTGACGTGACTGAAGTTGTCGATGGTAACACTGAAATAGCTGTTGGTACTGCCGCAGCCGCTTCAGCCGCAGGTGCACGTGGTGTATTCACGATTGTGAATGCTGCTGACGACGTTTTGACTGTAACACCAACACCACCAACTGTAGCTGCACCGGGCGTAACCTCGGTTAAAGCTTCAATGTTGCGCAATCCGGGTGACCTTGCAGATATCACTGCACAGTCATTCTCTTTGGAAACCTCTTTCAACGATGTTGATAAGCACTTCCTAATGACCGGCATGCGCGTTGGTACTTTCTCAATGGACGTTTCAACCGGTGCGATTGTTACCGGAACGATGGCGTTCAATGGTAAAGAAACAACACCTGCTTCTGCTGAAGTTATTGGTGATGCTGGTTCTTACACATTGTTTACGACAACAGCCACTGAAGTAATGAACGCCACGACCAACGTTGGTGATATCACCAAAAACGGTTCGATCTTGGCTTCTGCGGTTCAGTCCATCACGCTAGAAGGCGACGCGACTTTGCGTAACCAGATGGCTGTTGGTTCTAAGTTCCCTCGCGGAATTGGTACTGGTCGTTTCAATCTAACAGGCACAATGACTGCATACTTCGAGACCCTCGAATTGTATAGTCACTTTATCAACCACGATACAATCTCACTTGGTTTTGACTTTACTGATCTTGATTTCAATCACTATGTATTCACGGTCCCTGCTGTTAAGATCACGTCTGACCCTGTATCACCTACAGGTATCGATGAAGATATCACTGAAGAAATGGAATGGACTGCATTCCGTGACGCGTCAACCGCGTGCATGCTTCAAGTTGATCGCTTCTCTAGCATTAAACCAGAATAAGGAGAGGGAGCCTAGCTCCCTTTTCATACCGACATATTTGTAGATAAACAGTTAGAGGGGTGGCGTTGTCGGGTCGCTGCCCCTCGCCCTCTACCCGAAGGAACCGACTATGAGTATCAAAGATAAATTAGCAGCAAAATATGCTGTTGACCTTGGCCTTGAAGAAGATGGCAAATGGTGCCAGTTCGATGGGTTCGAGTTGAAAATTCGCCGCCTGTCTTCAAAGAAGGCGCAAAAAGCACGTGAAGAAGCTTCCAAGAAATACCAGCAAGATATCAATCGCAATAAGTTGAGTGATGAAGCTGCGGAAGAGATTCTGAACAAGCAAATCGCTTACGGTATTGTTGCCGATTGGCGTGGTGAAACCTTCACTGAAAAGACTGCTGAAGGCACTGACTCCGTGGTCCCATATACCCCTGAAATTGCTATGGAAGTCTTCGGTTCTGAAGACATGAAAGAGTTGAAGACTGAAATTGTTCAGCTTTCAATGGCAGCGGCAACTTACAAAAAGTCTTCCGATGAAGAAACATTGGGAAACTAACTGAATTCCTAAAGTGGTCACTCCGCCCGTCTTCTAGGCAAGCGGGGTGGCTTAAAAAGCTTCAGGAAGAAGGCAAGATTTCGAAGTCCAAAACTCTTGAAAAAGAGCCGATACTTCTAGCTACTTCAGAATGGGCTTGGCGAGCATTTGATGTGCTCAATCGTCAGCGCCAGACAGGTCAAATCGGACCGCAGCCCATTACTATTCACGACATTTGGTCATACGCAGAATTATCCCGCGTAGTGCCGGATGATGCTGAATTCTTATTACAGGCTATCCCGGCTCTGGATTCCATTTTCCTACAAAATTATTATGAGCAACAGGAAAAAAGGTCTAAACAAAAGAAACCTACGAAGGGTAGATAACAGTGAGTGATAACCTTCGCTTAAGTATTGATGCCAAAGGCGCCAAAAAAGGCGCCAATGATTATACCAATGCTATAAACCGAATGCAAAAATCACTGCGTAATCTCCAGACTACGCAAGCTGCGGTCGCACGTCAAAAAGGTCTTTCCGGTGCGAATTATTCTCGCATGGCAAAGTCCATGGCAGCGATGAAAGGCCCCTCTAAGGTATCTGTCCGCAACACTCAAGCCTTCGGCGCTGCCCTAGCCTCAATCAAAGCTCCTGTTGGTCTACGCAACGCTGCCGCACAAATCAATGCGATCGGCGCGGCTGCTGCACGTTCTGCTGGCGCTCTTAAAATGATGAATGCCTCTATGATGGGCGGTATGCGTGGGCGAGGCATTGGCGGTCAAGCTCGTCAGCTAACTGCCGTTGGTGCGGCTGCTGGGCGTGCGAACGTTGGTATCGGTCGTTTGTCAGGCGGGATGCGCGGTCTTGAGAATTCAATGTCAGCATCTTATCACATGGGTTCGCAGCTTCGTGTTCTCTTTGGTGCTTTGACACTTGGTAACTTCACCAAGGGTGTTTATGACGCATCTTTGGCTGTTGCCAAATTCAATAACATCATGAAAATATCTGCGGACAGCCCAAAAGATATTGCAAGCAACATGGCGTTTGTTGGTGATGTTGCTCAAAAATATGGTATTCAAATCGAAGGCGCAATGGACAGTTATGGTCGTCTTGCTGCTGCTATGAAGAATGCCAACGTACCACTTCAAGACACTCAAAATATGTTTGAAGATGCATCTGCATCTATGCGTGTGTTTGGCCTTACAGCCGAACAACAAAAACTTGTATTCTATGGTATCCAACAGACCTTCTCTAAGGGTGTTGGTTCTATGGAAGAATTTCGTCGTCAGATCGGTGAGCAATTGCCCGGTTTCTTCCCGGCGGCGCAAGACTTGCTTCGTAAAATGACAGGCAACGCCACTGATTCTTTGGAAGACTTTTTGACCAACCGGCGTATCAAACCAGAATTCTTGATTGCCGTTTTTGACCAAATGGCAAGAGGGCTAGGCGATGCTATCCCAACGGCTGCCGAACGTGCGGACGCTCAGATTTCTCGTCTTGAAAACTCTTGGTTCAACTTCAAAAAGACTGTTGGTGAAAATGGCGTACTAGATGCGATCAGCGCTGTTGCTCAAGCATTAACAAGAGATATGGGTTCTAAGTCTTTCGAAGACTTGGCTAAGAAAATTGGTAAAGGTCTTGGCGACGCTATTCGCATGGCTGGCAAGGCTGCGCAGTGGTTGATCAAAAACGTTGACACTGTTGTCAAATCAATAAGAGCACTTGTAGCTGTAACCGCCGTTAAGTCAGTACATGGCATGGTTATGAATTTGGTTGCCGGTTTTGGTACTCTAGCAATGACCATTGGACCTGTTGGTGCTTTGCTTGCTGGTGTGTTTCTAGCTGGTTCCGCTGCTGCTGCTTATTATTGGGATGATCTAATAAAGATTGGTGAGACCCATGTAAGCGTCGGTACCTTGGCAAAGCAAGCTTGGGCTGAATTTACCAACTTCTATGACGAAGTAATGCGGTCTATGGAATCAAGTTCCAAGGACAGTGGTTCTAGTACTAAGGACATTTTCAAGGACGTCGTGAACTTTGTCATAAGCATGTTCATGGGTCTTGGTGCAGTTGCCGCTAATGTTGGTGCAACCATCATCAATATCTTGAAAAAACCTATTGGTGCTGTATCCGCATTGTTCAATGGTGAGTTTGCCAAAGCTGGACGTTTGGCGGCTGAAGCTTTTTCTCCTTCTGATATACTGGGTGAATTGAAGAAAGGAATAGTAGAGACCGGTCACGACATAAAGCAAATATTTAAGACTGACCACATTGGTAACTTTGCCGATGCTGCAACCGGTGCGCTTGAAGGCATTGCTAA